GCTGTGTTGACACTCACTTGACTGCACAGATGGATTGTGACTAATACATGGTTACACCTGCTGGAATATGTGCATCTCTCAATTGCGTAGCACTGACATAAGCATAGGTGTTGAGTCTCTCCCACTTATCTGGGACTGTCTTCTTGTGATACATAGCACTGACCATTGATGGCTCGTATATTGACCAAACTAAAGAGGCCATTTCGACAGAAAGCCCAGGCATGAAAGGAACCGTTGATTTGACCCTGCCTCTGAGATAGTCGTAGATCCAACTTTTAGGAGCGCGTCCCAGTTGGATGAATGAACTTACATCTGGGTATGCATAGTGCATGAACAAATTAGAGCCACCGAAGACAACATTGGGAGGAAAACCCTGACGCAAGGGCGTTCTCGGCTCCACAACAGGAGCGAGAACGAATTTCAAGGGATTTTTGCACACTTTCTCCTCCATCATGATCACAGTGTTGGATGGGTCAGCCTTGATGACAGTCTTGAGAAACCAGGCTTCCATGTCCCTGTCCTGGTAGGTACCAAAACGCTCACGGAAGTCGGCATATCCCTTGCCCATCACTCGATAACCATTCCCCTCTTCCACTGGGACCACTTTGGGCATGTAATGCTTATTGTGATCAACCCCCCTCTTGTCACCACCGAGTAGCTCAGGTGAGTTCAGGTAACTACTTACAAACGCGTCTGGTATCTTTGCTCCTCTCAAGTCACGCTTGACCATGTCATCTAGAGTGTTTCGTTGCATTTGCAACCTTTCCTCCAATTTCCTCCACGATCCAACGATCGCCCTCATCCTCTCAACGGGATCTTTAAGAAATGCCTGACCAGGATACAACCAGCACAGGTTAGTGATCATTCTCGCAGGATATCCATTTACAGTCGAGTTTGTAGCGTAGCGTCTTAGATATTCATTGTGGTGCTGTGAGAAAAAGGTCTTGTCAACATGGATTTCAAATCCGAACGACCGTAGTGCACAAACATACGCAACAGCCTCTCGCAGGGTAGCAAAGCGCATCAATTGATCATCACCCTGAAAATTTCTCGTCTTCGCGGCAATTGGCATGTATTCCTTCACAAGAGTGATTGCGACATCGTATTCAGCGGCATTGGCCAGAGTATCGAAATG